CATTGAAAAAGCAACTGTGACTGCTAAGTCACGTGCTTTGAAAGCAAACTACACTCTTGAACTTGCTCAAGACTTAAAAGCAATTCATGGATTAGATGCTGAAACAGAGTTGGCTAATATCTTGTCAACTGAAATTCTTTCAGAAATCAACCGTGAAGTTGTACGTACAGTGAACAGACAAGCAAAAATCGGTTCACGTCAAACTTCAAACCAGACATTAGGTATTTTTGATTTATCAACTGATGCTGATGGTCGTTGGAGTGTTGAGAAGTACAAAGGCTTGATCATGCAGATTGAGCGTGAGTCTAACGTAATTGCTAAAGAGACACGTAGAGGTAAAGGTAACTTTATTCTATGTTCATCTGACGTAGCTGCTGCACTTAACGCAGCTGGTATGTTAGATTATACTCCAGCACTTAGCTCTAACTTAAACGTTGACGATACTGGTAATACATTTGCTGGTACTCTTAACGGTAGAACTAGAGTCTACATTGATCCTTATTCAACACGTGATTATATCAACGTTGGATATAAAGGTACAAACCCGTATGACGCAGGTTTATTCTATTGCCCATACGTACCACTAACAATGGTAAAAGCTGTTGGCGAAGAAGACTTTCAGCCAAGAATAGGCTTTAAGACACGTTATGGAATGGTATCAAACCCATTCGTTGGAGCTACTCCAGCTAACGGTCTTGCTTCTGACAGAACCAACCAATACTACAGAATCTCTGCTGTTAATAACTTGCTTACTTAATAGTAAACTCACCATTGATTCACTAAGAGGTCCTTCGGGACCTCTTTTTTATTGTATAAATAAAGGTATAAGGAGTTGATATGGCAAAACTTACAACTAATTTAAATTATCTACAACCTACCGGTTTTAAAGTTATCATAGATAGAGAAAATTATCCAAACCTCGAATATTTTGTTCAAAGTTTTCAACACCCAGATGTGTCACTAACTCCATCAGAATTACCGTACAGAAAAGTTAGATCTATACCATTAGCAGGTGGAAGTTTAGATTTTGGTGAATTATCAATGTCAATTATACTTGACGAAGATTTAAAAGGTTATCAAGAAATGCACGACTGGATGATAAGAATTATTGATCAGCCGTTAAAGGGCGCGATCGATCGTAGTAAAACTGTGGTTCCTTCAAGCGCTGATATTACTTTAAGTATTTTAAATAGTCAAAATAACAAAACTAAAAATATAAAATACAATGGAGCTATACCCACAAATCTTGGAGGCATTCAATTTGAAACAACGTCAGGCGGCGGAGAGTTCTTAACAGCATCAATGACCTTTAGATTTCAGACTTTTGAGCTGTTATAAATAATTTTAATAATGGAGTTATATCATGATTGATTTGAAAGAAGTCCTTGCTGATTGGGCAGGGGACAGCAAACTTAGTATGCAACTAGACGAAGATTCTCGTAACACACCGTTACTTCATGCAAAATATCTTGAAAAACTAGCCAATTCAAAGCTATTGTTGAGACGCGCAGAGTTTACGCAAAAGACTTTACTAAAACAAAAATGGCTATATTATAATGGTAAAATGGATAAAGAAGAACTTGAACAAACTGGTTGGAAACAAGATCCGTTCAACGGACTTAAAGTATTAAAAGGTGATATGGAATACTATTACGATGCTGATCCTGAAATACAAAAATCTGAAGAAAAAATACAGTATTACAAAACATTAGTAGAAACATTAACTGAGATAGTATCAAATTTAAATTGGCGACATCAAACTATAGGTAATATAATTAAATGGAAGCAATTCGAGTCCGGCGCTTAAATCACGCTAATTTACACGTAGATTGCGATTTTGGTCAAGCAGCTGAAATAAAAGAGTTCTTTTCTTTTTTTGTACCTGGTTACCAATGGATGCCAGCGTTTAAGCGCAAAATCTGGGATGGAAAAATACGGCTGTACGATACAAACAGTGGTGAACTTCCAGCTGGGCTTATTCATCATTTAGTTAAGTTTATTGAAAGTCGTGGATATAACTACGAATTGATTGAAACTAAATATGGTACACCGCTCGAAGAAGAACGACCTGATCCGAAAGAAGTTGTTAATTTTATTAAAGATTTAAGTCTTCCATTTGATCCGCATGATTATCAGTTTATTGCAATAATGGAAGCATTACATCGAACTCGTGGTATTTTATTATCACCAACAGGTTCTGGTAAATCTTTAATTATATACGTATTAGCTCAGTATTTTTTACATTTAATTGGTGAAGGAAAGGTACTAGTTATTGTACCTACGACTTCTCTTGTTGAACAGATGTATAACGATTTTGCTCAATACGGTTGTAAAAAAGAATATATACATAGGATATATTCTGGAAGAGATAAGAGTTTTGAACAACCTATCTGTGTAAGTACATGGCAATCAATTTATAAATTACCGAAAGATTGGTATAATCAATTTGGAATGGTAGTTGGTGATGAGTGTCATGGATTTAAATCTAAATCGTTAATGAACATTATGAATAAAGCGACAGAAGCAAAATACCGATATGGAACAACTGGAACTTTAGACGGAACTCAAACACACGAACTAGTGCTTCAAGGACTGTTTGGTAAAACATTTAAAGTTACTACTACAAAGCGGTTACAAGACTCAGGCACTTTAGCTGAGTTAAATATTAAAAGACTTATTCTTAATTATTCTGCAGAAGCAAGAAAAGAATGTGAAGAAAAAAGTTATCAAGATGAAATTGAGTATATAGTTACAAGTGAAAAGAGAAATAGATTAATTCGAAATTTAGCACTTGATCAAAAAGGTAATAGCCTTGTGTTATTTAATTTTGTTGAAAAACATGGAAAGCCTTTATTTGATTTAATTAGAGATAAAGCAGAAGATGGCCGCAAGATTTTTTTCGTATCAGGCAGTGTAGCTACTTCAGATCGTGAAGCAATTCGTGGAATAGTTGAGAAACAGAAAAATGCTATTATTGTTGCTAGTTTAGGCACTTTCAGTACTGGTATTAATATTAGGAATCTGCATAATATAATATTCGCATCTCCGTCGAAAAGTCAAATTAGAGTTTTACAATCGATAGGGAGAGGATTACGAAAATCTGATAATGAAGAACCAACTCAACTTTACGACATTATAGATAATATTAGTACAGACAAAAGAAAGAACTTTGCTTGGTTACACGGCGAAGAACGACTTAGAATATATAATAAAGAAAAATTTAATTGCAAAACTTACAAAGTTGAATTATGAAATCATTTAAACAATTTAAATTAACTAACGGTGACGAGATAGTTGCAGATATAGTTGATAGCCAAGAAGATCTTCTTATTATTCGAGCAGCAATGAAGATAGTTGAAACTGAACATTTTGAAGATGGAATGAGTTATTTTGCGCTTAGACCGTACGTGGCTTTTCAAGATAGTTTAGATCAATTACAATTATTAAATACAAAACACATTATTGCTGAAAATCAGCCATCGAAATATATAATGAGGCATTACGCTAAATCCGTAAGTGCAATGGGTAAATTTTTAAAAAATGGTAAAACTTTAGAAGAATTTGAATCCATGGGAGATCAAGAACTTAACGATTGGATATATAATTTTATAGACGATGAAATTAAAGAACAAGACAAAATAAGAGAAGAGCTTGGCGAAAACGTGCTCATCTTTCCATCAATAGATAAGGATAAACTACATTGAGTTTTTTAGTACACCCACTTCCACCTGAAAACGTGTTTGTAAGAAAAGAATATTTGTACGATTTAGAGTACGGACATGGCGAGTTTACTCCCGGCTTATGGATATCAGTTAAATCAACTCAACATAAAGCTCTTTACTTTGAAACTTTGTTAACAGAATATGGAGCACTATACGATAAACTTCCTCTCTCAGCTTTCGTCTGGAAAACTGATCACGGCGACCTTCCTCTTGATGTTTTGCAGCTTTGGGATTGTTTTGATTATCATTTAACAGTAGTTGAAAAACCTATTCTTTCTCGTTGTGAGTTTTTTGGCAAAGATAAAAAAATGCATGGAGGCGAGTATCTTTTTACAATTGATAATGCTCATCCTGATAAATCAATAACTGATGTAAATTTTAGTGAACACGATCCAGAACATAAATCTTTTAATATAATACAACTAGATAACGGACAGTTTGCTGCACAACCCAATAATCGAGTTATTTGGAACGACTCAAGTTTAACACCTAGTAAATTATTAAAACCAGATTTTAAAGTTTGTACACAGAACTATAGAGTAGAAACAGAATCAAAATGGTCTGTTGGACACACTGATGAATGGCAATACACAACCGAAGATGGAAGATAGTATATCTCCTCTCCCCGAATACTTACTTTATTATACCATAATAATGATGTATTGTAAACAAAATAATGAGCAAATATAAAATTATATTTACGATTTAAAACAAAATTTAATTATGTACTTTTAGGGCTTTTAGTGATATAATTATACTTAATAATGAAGGAGACCCTAATGCGTGAAAAAAGAAAAAGTATTCACTACGTTAATAATGCAGAGTTTTCACAAGCTGTTGTAGACTATGTTTACACAGTAATCACAGCAAAAAAATCTGAAATATCAATTCCAAAGGTACCAGATTATGTAGCTCAATGTTTCTTAAGAATAGCTGAAGGATTATCGCACAAAGCAAATTTTATTCGATATACCTATCGTGAAGAAATGGTTATGGACGCAGTAGAAAATTGTTTGAAAGCTATAAACAATTACGATATTGAAGCAGCAACACGAACTGGTAAACCAAATGCATTTGCGTATTTCACACAAATAACTTGGTATGCTTTTCTTCGTAGGATTGCAAAAGAAAAAAAACAACAAGAAATCAAAATGAAATATATTGCTAATTCTGGTGCAGAAGATTATATGATTAACGAAAATGGTGATGCTACTTCTGGTTTAGTAGCAGGTGCTTTTGTTGATACACTTAAAACTAGAATCGATAGAATTAAGTTTGTTGATACTCAAGTAAAAGAAATTGTTAAAACTGAAAAGAAGAAAAGAAAAAAGAGAACAGCATATGCTGATTCTGATTTATCTGAGTTTTTGTAATGACAGTCACATATATGACAAATGGATCTCCTAAGTCGTGGGATAAGAAACTACGCACTTATGAAATTACGTATCCTAGTGGACAAAAAGTATTTTGGAAAAATATCACTGCTCGTGATTGTTTAACAAGATATGAAGGACACAACTCTATGTATGATAATAAATGTCAACTAAGAGAGTTAGGCGGCAAAGAATTGCAATTGCAAAAGATAATGGAAGATAAATGAAAATAGCAATATTGAACGATACACACACTGGAATTCGTAATTCTTCTCAAATCTTTTTAGATAATGCAGAAGATTTTTATGCGAATATATTCTTTCCGGAATGTGAAAAACATAACATTACTCAGATTGTGCACTTAGGTGATTATTATGACAATCGTAAAGTAGTAAATATAAAAGCTTTAAATCATAATCGTAAACATTTCTTAAATGAAATGCGTAAACGTGGTATGTCTATGGATATTATTCCAGGTAACCATGACACTTATTTTAAGAATACAAACGACATGAATAGTTTAAAAGAACTATTAGGTCACTTCATGAACGAAGTGAACATTGTTATGGAACCAACTGTAATGAATTATGGTTCATTAAAAATGGCTATGTTACCATGGATATGTTCTGATAATTATGAAAAATCTATGGATTTTATTAATAATTGTAAAGCTGATTGGCTAGCAAGTCATTTAGAACTTGGTGGTTTTGAAATGATGAGAGGCGTAGAAAATACTCATGGTATGAGCGCTGAATTATTTAAAAAGTTTGAATTAGTTTTAACTGGTCATTATCACGTATCATCGAGAAAAGATAATATCTGGTACTTAGGTTCTCAAATGGAATTTTTTTGGTCAGATGCGCATGATCCTAAATTCTTTTCTATTGTTGATACAGAAACTCGTAATGTTGAACGTATTAGAAATCCATATACTCTATTTCATAAAGTATTATATAATGATAAAGAAACAGATTATAATGATTACGACGTAAAACAGTTAACAGGTAAATTTGTTAAAGTGGTAGTTGTTGATCGATCTGATACTTTTCTGTTTGATAGGTTTATTGATAGAATCCAATCACAAGACATTTATGATTTAAAAATATCAGAAAATTTTAATGAATTTATTGGTGAAAATGTTGAAGATGAAGGATTACAAATCGACGATACTCCACGTTTAATGGATGATTATGTTGACGGTGTTGACACTGATCTTGATAAAGACAAGATCAAAGTAATGATGAGAGACCTGATGACTCAGGCCCAAGCTTTAGAAATAGTATGATAAAATTCTTAAATATAAAATATAAAAACTTTCTATCAACCGGCAATAATTTTACTGAGATAGATTTTACACGACACAAAACTACGTTAATTGTTGGTCAAAATGGTGCTGGTAAATCAACTGTTCTAGATGCTTTATCTTTTGGTTTATTTGGCAAAGCGCATCGAAAGATTGGTAAGTTACAACTCATAAATTCAATAAACGGTAAAGGTAGCTTAGTTGAAGTTGAATTTACAGCTGGCACTGCGCACTTTAAAATAAAACGTGGTGATAGGCCAGTTATATTTGAAATTTACAAAAATGGTGAAATGATTAATCAATCATCGCACTCAAAAGAATATCAACGTATATTAGAACAAAACATTCTTAAACTCAATCATAAATCATTTCATCAAGTTGTAGTACTAGGTTCATCTAACTTTGTACCTTTTATGCAACTGAATGCACATGCTCGTAGATCAGTTATTGAAGACTTACTTGATATTGGTGTATTTTCGAGAATGAACCAATTACTAAAAGAAGAAACTAGTGCTTTAAGAGAAAATATAAAAGACATAAATTATCAAATTGATCTTACAAAAAATAAAGTTGAAACTCAAAAAAAATATATAGGTGATGTTTCGATTTTAACTGAAGAAAATAAGAAAAATTATGAATCTAGAATATCTGCATCGCAGAGTACTATCGATCAATTACAGGCTGAAAATAGTGAACTTAGCGTAGGACTTGCTGAATCGGTGTCTGAATCTGAACAAAATTTACGATCGTTGCAAGATAAGAGACAAGGTTTAATGCTTAAAAGTCAAGACAGGCGTACACATATTAGTAACTTAGAAGAACGCGTAAACTTTTTTAAGCAGAATGACGAATGTCCTGTGTGTGATCAATCTATTTCAGATAGCCATAAATCTGAGATTTTGCTTACAACAGAAGAAGATCGCGATAAAGGTAAATCAGATCTTAAAAAAATAGGTGTTGAAGGCCAAGGAGTAGAATTAAGAATTACAGAACAGACTAGTGTACTTTCAACGCTTCGAGATAAAGTACATAAACTGACTTCTAACTCACAAGAGATATCGCGTATTCAAAAAGATATATCTGATAACCAAAAGTTTTTAGAAAAAGATGTGTCTGCTGATCTTAATAAAGCAAATAAAGACCTAACATCAATTAAAGAAGAATTACAAGATCAACATGATTCTAAGATTAAATTAAACGAAGAATACTCTTACAAACTAGCAATTGCAGAGATGTTAAAAGATACTGGTATAAAAACTAAAATTATTAAGCAATATTTGCCAGTGATGAATCAGTTAATAAATAAGTATTTGCAAATTCTAGATTTTTACGCTAACTTTAATTTAAACGAAGAATTCGTAGAAACAATTAAGTCTCGACACAGAGATGAATTTACATATGATTCATTTTCTGAGGGAGAGAAACAAAGAATCGATTTGGCTTTACTATTTACGTGGAGGCAAATTGCTAAGATGAAGAACTCGGTTTCAACTAATTTATTATTATTAGATGAAACTTTCGATTCTTCTCTTGATCACGATGGTGTAGATAATTTAATTAAGATTCTCTATACTTTAGGCAACGACACGAACGTGTTTATTATATCACATAAAGGCGAAATACTTGACGGTAGGTTTGAAAACAAAATTGAATTCATTAAAGAAAAGAATTTTTCAAAAATCAAATAAAAGGTTTACAAATTGTCAAAAACGTGTTATAATATACATATTAAATAATTAAAAAGAGGTATATAATGGAACTCAGCGAAAATACTCTTAATGTCCTAAAAAACTTTAGCGGCATTAATCCTAACATGATGATTCGATCAGGGAATACTATTAAAACTATTAGTGAAGCAAGAACGGTACTATCAACTGCAGTAGTTGACGCCGACTTTCCTAAAGATTTTGGTATCTATGATTTGAATGAATTCATGGGCGTCCTTCAATTAGTTGACACACCTAATCTTAAATTCGAAGATGATTACGTGATTGTTAACGATTCAACTGGACGTTCGAAGGTTAAATACTTCTATTCATCAGAAGAAACTTTAACAACACCGCAAAAAGATATCACAATGCCAGATGCAAATGTGAAATTCAAACTAGACAATGAAACTTTAAGTAAACTCAAACGAGCTGCTTCAGCTTTAGGTCATACTGAAATTTCTATTTCTGGTAAAGATGGCGTACTCAGTCTTTCTGTGGTTGATTCTAAAAACAAAACATCTAACGTATTCTCTATCGACGTAAGTGGTGAATTTGATAATGATGTAGCGTTTAACTTTATATTGAGTACAAATAACTTGAAAATTCTACCAGGCGATTACGAAATAGAAATTTCATCTAAACTAATCTCGCAATTCAAACATACTAGTCTAGACGTAAAGTATTGGATTGCACTTGAAAAAACATCTACATTCGGAGTGTAAAAAAAATGTCGACAGAAACCGCTACCCAACTACGTGAAGTATCAAACAGAACAGCTCGTTCAATGATTGCTGTTATTGATGCAATGACTCAACGTGGTGCAATTAAAGGTGAAGAACTATCAACTATCGGTGGTCTTCGCGATCAAGCAATTCAGATTATTCAGTTGTGTGAACAAGCTGAGCAAGAGCAAGCAATGGAAGACGCTGAAAAAGAATCTGATGGATAATAAGATTAGTCGCTTAATAGACTCGCGGGGAGTCATGGTTAACTCCCCACTTTTATTATTATATTATGGAGAACGTGAATGTCAAAAGATTTCTTATGGGTTGAACTATATCGCCCAAAAACAGTTGCAGACTGTATACTGCCAAGCGCCTTAACTGATACATTTGAAAAGATTGTAAAGTCTGGTGAAGTACCAAATATGTTATTTACTGGTACAGCTGGCACTGGTAAAACTACTGTAGCAAAAGCAATATGTAATCAATTAGGTCTTGACTGGATTATGATTAATGGTTCAGAAGACGGCAATATTGATACATTACGTGGAAAGATAAAACAATTCGCATCTAGCGTTTCTTTATCAGGTGGTCTTAAAGTTGTAATACTTGATGAAGCTGATTATCTAAATCCACAATCAACACAACCAGCTCTTCGTGGTTT